GGCAATCACACGCAAATGGGGTTGGGGTTGGGGGGTTCCCCCCGTTTTGGGTTAAGATACGTTTATGAATAGACTTCCACCAGAACTGCATTTAATACACGGCACAAAAGCCGAACACAAAGGTGGAATTTTGCCCGAAAAGGTGCGCCAGCGCGTACCCAAGGCTAATTGGCTGGACAATCCAGACGCGTGGGACAGGGATGCGTTTATAAAAGAAACGTCCGATTTCCTTTGGGAGACTTACGGTATCGGCTCAGACCAAGACAAACACGTCCTCGCGGCTTTGGCGAACCAAATGGAAATTTACATCAAGTGCGTGAAGGGTGTTTCTAAGGGCGGCATCATCACGCAATTTAACAACGGGGCAACCGTAGGTCCGAATCCATTTTTGACTGCTGGTGACAAAGCGTTGAGCCGTGCGATTGTGCTTATGAATGAACTTGGCTTAACTCCCCGAGGTAGATTAGCAACTAACAAACAAGAGGGCGGCAAATATTCCAAACTTTTAAATGGTCCTTAAAACTGGTAATGCCAGTGCGAGATGGGATTACGAATGAATTATGAAGATGGCATTTTGTATGCCGTTGCGGTAGCGAAAGGGGAAATTCTTGTTTGTCAAAATGTGCGATTGGCGTGTCAAAGATTTCTTAATCAACTCGAAGACAGAAACTGGGCTTGGGAGTTTCATACAAAATATGTTGAACATTTCTTGGAATTTGCTTCCACGCTAAAACACACCAAAGGTCCTGATGCTGGTAAACCCTTAATCCTTCAGCCTTTTCAAATTTTTGCTATTTGCGCGATATACGGGTTCAGGGGTAAAAAAGACCCGATTAAACGGATGGTGTCGGATGTAATAATTTTTATCCCGCGCAAGGCTGGCAAATCTACTTTAATTGCCGCTATCGGTTTGTATGAGTTAGTGTTCGGTGAGGCTGGCGCAGAGGTCTACACTTTGGCAACTAACAGAGATCAGGCGTCTATCGTTTTCCATGCCGCATCGGGTTTTGTGGAATATATGCCGCACGATGTAGCGGCTTTATACAATGTGCAACGACACCAAATTACGAAGGCTGGAGATACACAAACGAAATTCAAAGCACTTTCGAGGGACACAAAAAAATCAGGAGACGGTATGAACCCGTCTTGCGCCATTATTGACGAAGCGGCACAAATCGTAGACCGCAATGCGATAGAAGTTATTTTTTCGGGCATGGTGGCGCGGCAAAACCCGTTGCGTATTTACATCACTACGGCTAGTTTTACGAAAGAAACCAAATTCTATGAAGACATGAGCCTTTTAGAGTCCATGCTAAAAGGTGATGCAGAGGACAATCCGCGTTGGTTTGGATTGCTGTATGGACTAGACCCACAGGACGATTGGCGACAGCACAGCACATGGGCGAAAGCAAATCCTATGCACGGAATATCGGTTTATGAGGAGGCTATTGCACAGCGAGCAGAAGAAGCAAAACACAAACCAGCCGCATTAAATGAGTTTTTGTGCAAGACTTTAAACATCTATGTTAGTGCTAACTCTGCTTGGGTTGACCGTGCGTATTGGGATGATGAAAAATGCGCATTAATTCCAGAACGTGAACCAGAGGCGGTTTTTATCGGATTTGACTTGGCGGCAACCCGTGACCTGAATGCCGTATGTACGCTGAAAAGGTTTGCAGACAATGACTATGAGGCGGAGTTTAAATTCTTTTTGCCTGAAGACGGGTATTCCCTAATACCCAAGCATTACGGAGATATTTTTCGCGTAGCACGCAATTCTGGAATTCTGCATATTACAGAGGGTAATGTGATGGATGACCGTGAAATTAGCGATTACATTATTGCGCAATGCGCCAAATACGATGTCAAAGAAGTTGGATTCGATGCTTACAATGCGGCTAGTTTGGTAGCAAGATTACACGAATCTGGCATACCTGTAAAAAAAGTTGGACAGGGTATGGCGGTTTTAAGCAACCCAAGCAAGCATGTTGAGAAACTGATAATGAATTACGGTATCAAACATGATGGAAATTCTTTTGTCGGGTGGCAACTCGGCAACTGTGAGGTTTATGAGGATGTAAACGGCAATGTAAAGGTTAGGAAAAATGAGGCTGACAAATCTGCGAAAGTTGATGGCATAATCAGTTTAATCATAGCGATGCATTGTTCGCTGGATAATCCTACAATGTCAGGGTTCGGATTCAGAACCTTTTAGGGGAAAAACATGGGAATGTTAGACATATTCAAAAGAAAAGACAGGGTTTCCAAAGAATCGAATACGCTTTTCGGACAGACTGCGCTAGGAAATAACATCGTTTATCAGGGTAATAATAAGACCCCGACAGTAAACACGCAGATTCTTTATGTCACTACTTCCAGCACAACTGTCGCTGGCAGACCAGTTGACACATCTTTGCTTACACGCAATAGCACAATCATGTCATGTGTAGCAGTTAAAGCCAGAGCATTGTCGCAACTACCAATAAAAATATGCGCGATGAACGATTCTGGTGAATATGTAAATGCTTTATTAGATGACAGCGTTGGCGCGAGAGATAAAGTCAAAGCGAAGCAAGTTCATTCATTGCTCACCAACCCAAACAATTTTCAATCATCTTATGAGTTTTGGTATCAATGGATGATGTGGCATGAATTGCTGGGTGAGGCATTTACGCTTTGGTGGAGAAAAGATCAAGAGAATCCCAGCCAAACTCCTCTAGAAATGTACGAAATGGACAGTACGTTGATTGCAGTCCAGATCACGCCAACCCGTTATCCAAGTTATCGCCTTTCTACGCCATCTTATGGGTTTAGCAAAGACGAACCCTTGGCGGCACATCAAATAATGCATGTTAAAGATATGGCATGGCAAGGTTCGGCTGGTTTTAACAAGGGCATTTTGTCGGCAGAATTAGTGGGGCTTGACCAAGATATTGACCTATACGCCAACTTTGTAATGCTAAATGGCGCAAAGCCTAGCGGTATGTTTATCACAGACAATGTGATTCCAGACGGAAAATATAAAGAGATCGCGGCACGGCTTAAAGAAGCATGGTCTAGCATGGTAGGCAGTCAACAAACAGACCCGAGCAAAGTCGGTCAGGGGATGTTACTCGATCAAGGTATGCGATATGAGCCTTTAAAAATGCTCACTCTGCAAGATGCGGATTTGGCTAATTTAAAAGATCAGACCATGAAACGTATATGCGGGTTGTATGGCGTACCGCCAGCAATGTTGCATATCGGAGATCAAAAATACAATAATACACAGACAATGATGGATGAATTCTATAAATCCACAATGTACCCGATCGTTGTGAATCTTCAGCAAAAATTGAAACAGGCTTTATTCCAAGGCTATCCCAATTTGTGCGTAGAATTTGATGTGCAAGATTTCCTAAAAGGCGCACCGCTAGACCAAATGAACTATGTGGTTGCGGGTGTAAATGCAGGAATTCTCACGCCTAATGAGGCAAGGGAATACCTCGGAAAAACAAATATGGATGGTGCAAATGAACTTAATTCTAAAAAATCTGATAGCCCGATTCAAGGAACTAGCCCTCAAGATACGGGCGGTGGTGGTGGCAATCAAACCAAAAAAATAAATATTGGCAAATAAAAGTGTCCAGTAATTTTGATTTGATGGTAGCATTGCTTACTAAATACAGGACTAAATCTGTCCCAAATAAGCGCGGCAGACCATTGACTACAATAAAAGATATAGATCGTTCAAAAGTCGATGAGGTAATAAATGACGCAAAACTTAATGATGGTATGCGAAGCGAAATTGGTTTTAGAGAGCCAAGGCGACGCAGAGCCGACAGGGAAGATTGAAGCCGTTGTAACTACTTGGGGTGCGCGTGAGGGCGCAGATGGTAGACGCTTTAATTACCAGCCAGAGGCATTCATGGATTGGGCAGAATCTTTTTCTAAAGAAAATCGCCCATTGCCAATGTTTGTAAATCATGATGCTGACTCTATTCCTGTTGGCGAATGGCATTCATTTGAGTTTGACGATAAAGGTATGTCTGCACAAGGGCGTATCTACATGAACACGACACAAGGTTCAGACCTTTACAAAGTAATGAGCGAATCACCAAATATGTTTGGTGGCGTTTCTGTTGGCGCGTATGCTGAGGACTTTATGATGGTTAATGCAGATGGCGAACCAGATCAAAGTGATGAGGCATATTTTCAAATCACTAAAGGCGGTTTGCGTGAAGTGTCTGTGGTGATGTACCCAAATAATCCAATGGCAGAAGTGCAGAAATTAGAATATTTCCGCGCTGACGGAACTGCTGATTTAAAAGTTTTGGAACGGGCTTTGCGAGATGCAAGCCTATCTAAAAAGGATGCGGTCACAGCCGCATCTATCTTCAAGAAAGTTTTGGAAGTGCGTGATGTCTCCAAGCCTATTGAAAATGCGCCACAACTGAGCGACTCAGATGCGGATGTGACCGAAATTCTCAAAGCCTTAAATGAGCGCGAGATTCTTAAACAATTAAATTCCCGACTGAAAGGTTAATCATGTCAAAAGAAATCATTGAAAAATTAGACGCAATCGAAGCCGCTAATACTGCCAAGATTGAGGAAGTAACTGCACAAGCACAAGCATCTGTGGAAACCGTTAAAGCGGAATTCCAAGAAATGGTTTCTGCCTTGGAAGCCAAAGTAGCATCTGTTCAAGCACCAGCAATTATCCGCGCACCACATAAAACTGTTCGCGGTGATGTTAATCGTGCTGTAAAAGAGCAAATTGCAACCTACTACAAAGGTGGTCGCAATGTTGAAAAAGAACTGAAGATGTTTGAAGATGAAAGCCAATATAGTGCTTACATGAATGAAGCATCTGCATTGACTGCTGGCGGTAATAACCAAGGCGGTAGAACTGGGTATGACCCTGTGTTTGTTGCTTTGCGTTTGGCTAATCCAATGCGCGGCATTTCACGCACAGTAGCAACTGACGGCTCGTCATATCAGTTTCGCGTAAAAACTGGCAACGCTGGCGCGGCTTGGGGTTACACCATTCAAAATAATGGCGGAACAACAACTGAAGACACATCAATTTGGCAATTAGTTTTGCAAGATTTAAATGTCCAGTTCCCAATCCGTACTGCGGCTTTAGATGACATTGATGGTTTAGAAGCCAATGTAGTTGACGATATGTTGGTTGAGTTTGCTCAATCAGAAGCATTGTCAATGGTTCAAAACAACGACCAAGCGGTACAGTCTGGAACAAACCCTTATGGCGGCACAAATGGCTTGCGCGGTCTTGATCAATACGCTGGCTCTAATGCATCTTACACAGGTGGAACAACCTCTACTCCAGCATTAGGTACAAGCGGTACAGGCTCTAGCACAGGCTTGCATAGCCTTGCAACCTATGATCAATTGACTTCAAATGTCAATACGGTTGGGTTAAATAACATCTCTTATAAAGATGTGATTAACTTAATTTACGCATTGCCACAACAATACTGGACTACGGATGCTAAATTCATGGTCAACCCAGTATTGGCACAAGCAATCCGTGGACTGCAAGATACCAATGGTCGACCAATTTTCAATTCTGTTGAATCTTTAAACCCAGATGGCATCATTGGTCAAATGTTAGGCTTTGATGTTGTTATGAATAAGTATCTTGATACCCCATCACAAACCACATCTGGCTCTGCTGGTACTAACAGTTTGTATCCAATGTATTTTGCTGATTGGTCACGTTTCCACACAATCATTGATCGTTTGAACATGGTTATGCGTAGATACGACCAGACACTCCCAGGATTTATAACATTTTTCGGAGAAAAGCGTTTGGCTACATCTGTGCGCGACCCTAATGCTGGTGTGCGTTATCGTTCTACTGGTACTTCGACCTAATCGTTGCCTTGGGTGAGGGGTTCGCCTCTCACCTTTTTTTTGCAACCTAATTTGGATAAACAATATGACCATCACCGAAAAAATCCTTACTGGCATTAAGCAAACACTAGAGACAGGCGATAGAGTCAAAATCGACCTACGCGAAGCGTCTGCAATCACAGGCTCAGGTTTTGGGATTGGTGGTCGTACTCATTTTGATGATGCATTTGCGACAATGCGTTTTGCAAACCCAATTCGCCAAGCGGCAAGGGTAATCCCAGCAATAGGTTCTTCGGTTCAGTTTGTTGCTAAGACGGGTAATGCCGCAAGCCAGACAAATCCTTGGACTTATACATTCACCCCTAATAGTGGTACGCCAAACACAGACACAAGCATTTGGCAATTGCCGACTCGCGTGATTACGGCACAGTTGCCAATCCGCACGGCAGTCATGTCAGATGTAAATTATTTAAACGAAACAATTGTTGAAGATTTGGCAATGGAATTTGCGTCTATCGAGGGCGCATCTATGATTATCAACAACGATCAATCAGGTTCTACAACTACAACGACTGGTAGCACAAATGGCTTGCGTGGTTTGAACTACTACACAAGCGCGGGAACTGCGGCTTATGGCTCTAGCGGTTACGCAATCACAGACGGCATTCATTCCATTGCAACTGTTAGTCAGGCTGGCGCATCTATCGCCTATGATGATATTGTCAATCTATGCAATGCGTTGCCCGCACCCTATTGGTCTTGCATGGGAGTAGCATGGATGATGCACCCTAATACTATACAAGCCCTACGCAAACTTAAAGGCGCTACTGGTGGCGCACCAATGTTTACTGAGGTAGGCGATGATGATGGTGGCGCAGTTGCGTATGTGTTTGGTTTCCCAGTTATACCTAATGCCAACATGGAAACTATTGGGGCTGGTAAATTTGCAATTTATTTAGCCTGTTGGCCACGTTTTGTAACTATTGCAGATGTTGAAGAAATGACTGTGCAAGCAATGGAACAAACACAGGCTGGCTTTATAACTCTATATGCTGAAAAGCGCATGGTCAGTTCTGTGCGTGACCCGTTTGCTGGTGTTCGTCTAGTCGGGGTTTAATTATGTCTGTTGATCAAACAGGCTTTTTAAACTATGGCGCACCTACGCGCAATCCTTTCAACTATGCAAAGGTTGAACAAATTGCCCGTGACTTGGCAACGCCTTGGCTTACGCTGGATGAAATTACCCAACAATTAAACTTGTTTGATGACACCAGCCAAGCCGACTATCTATATGGGCTGGAATTAGCCACTAGACAGGCTATTGAAGATTATCTAGGGCTATCTATCTTTCCAACCAGTTATCGCGTTTGGTACAACGTAGCAAGCCTGTATGGAACGCCTTTAACGCTAGATTTGCCAGAGATTAGCCAAAACTTTAATCCAACGCAATCGGGCGTAACTATCAATGCCGTTAAGTATTGGTCAGATGCACAACCGCCTGTTTTAAACACAGTATCGTCAACTACTTATTATTACGACCCGTCTGGTAATAAGATTGTTTTGCAGACCTTGCCGACAAACCTAAATTCCAGCATGACAAGCCCTGTCTACTGTGAATACACAACTTCAGCAAATCCTTTCTCTGCTTACCCTGTGATTAAGCAAGCGGCACTTTTGCTTTTGACCCATTTATATAACAACCGAAGCGATACGACAGACAGCCAGTTGAAGAATATTCCTTTTGGCGTGTCTACTTTGTTGCGCCCTTATAAACCATTGGTGATGTAAATGGCAATAGCGCGGTTTGAAAACATAACTGTGAATAGCCTAACTTTTGGCAAAAGTACCTTTGGTGAGCAAAGCACAACGCAGACCCTATGGTTTCAAACCCGTGCGCGTGTGCATTCGGTGGCTAACAATGTAAAGATTTCTGAGAAATATCGCGTGTATTCTGATATTGTGGATTTCACTTTGAATTACACGCCATACACTAAAGAAATGATAGACAACCAAAACCTTTATTCCATTAACTGGCGTGGGTTTGATTGGCGCATTGACAATGTGCGGGAAGCAGATGATCGTATGTCAGTAAGAATTCTTTGTGTTCGCAATGACCCTGTGGTGGCGGTGTAATGGCACAAATGAACCCCGTTCTATACGGCAAAGCAATCCAGTACCAACTGGAACAGATTGTTACGCCTACGCCTGTGTATGCGTCTTTTAACCGCAACTTTGCAACCCAACCCAAGTTCATTACTTGGAATTTACGCAATGTCCATCAACCCATTTACACGGGTATTTATCAGGGCGTAAAAGGAATTGATACACCGACATTCCAGATTTCCATATTTACCCAAGTAATAGAAGATGGTTTCACAATCAGCAATTTAATACTACAATCATTGCACGGGTATAGCGGTCTTTTGGGCGGCTCGCCTAATCAGGTTTATGTTTCCAAAGCAGATGTGCAATGGTTATATAACTCATACGACAACACAGACAAATTGGCGCAGATTTTTCTGGATTGCACAATTGATGTACCAACATAAGATAATTTCACAAACTCTTTTTTTGAAGGAAAATCAAAATGGCACTACCCGCTAAAATTCTTGCTGGCTTTTCAGCAACGCTATATGCCCAACCAAGCGCAACCCCAACGCCTTTGACTGTGGCTAACCTTTCTGTTTACGCAAGCGTAAGCGCATTGGCAATTTCTGGCAACCTAGTGCCTGTGGAAGCAATCCCCGCATTTGGTCAAGATGACGCTATGGCATCTTTTTCTGTCGCTGGTTCACGCCAATCCGACAAAATCCCAACGCAGTCTGCACCTACCAGCATGACGATTACTGCCGCATGGAATCCAAGCGACACAGTATTGTTGTTGTTGCGCGGTGATGCTTACAACGGCATGATTGACCGCACCTTTGTTATCTCTGCTACTGATGGCACAGGAATCGTTAACTACGCGTTCAATGGTCGCGTTAGCGAGTGGCAAATTGACAGCCAACCAAACGCTGAAGCCAAAGTAACTTTCACTATCCATCCCCGTGGCAATCAGTACGGCTGGACAGCAAGCACTTAATATGTCTAACCTAAAAGATGTGCTGGCGGTAATGGTCAGCAGTTATTCCGACCTAACCCTTTTAGCGAAGGGTCAGGTTGTGGATGCTAATGAAGTTGCACAAGCGATTTCAAAAGCAGATGCCGATTCAGCCGAAATGGTTGCATTGCAAGCCTTGGCTAAATGGAATCCTGTGGCAACTCAGGAAGCCGCACCAGTAGAACAACAAGAAAATTAAATGCAAATAAAAGACTCAAACGATCTGCTTGGTTTTTTGGTATCGCAAGCCGACACGGGAAACAAGCAATGGTTTGGGTTTTTGCAACAAAAGATAATTGGCATTACGCTGGCGCACCAGATTGCCGCCAACCATGCGGATAAGTTAACACCATCCCAAATTGTTGATTATGTAATTGAACTTAACAACGAATTATTCCAACGGGTGATTAGCAAGAAGGCTTGATATGGCTACTTACAGTAAAGTTGAGGTAACTGGACTGAGTGAAGCACTAGCCGTATTTGACGAATTAGCAAATGAAATAGGCGATAAAAAGGCAACCAGCAAAGTTCTAGTGCCA